CGTTGGAATGGACATTCTATCCATACAATAGTTTAAAATGATACGAAAAATACGATAAAGCACCTAAGAGGGTTCGGCGTATCCGCCAATAGGTATGGATAGCTATACATCAGATCCGCAAACTCGTCGTCGTAAGATTGAATGCAAGCCCGAGCTTGTCATTTCGAGTCTACAGCGATTCTATGCAAGTCAACCGGAAATTGATAAAGTGTTGACCTATCTGAACGGTGAGGCACCGCTGAGTCTTCGAATCATTGATTGGTTTGTCACCAAATACAGTCGAAAGAACTTTGTTCGGTATCCATTGAACGGCCACGAGTTCTTAGTCTATCTGAGTTATAAGGGCCAGCTCAAGGCGTATTCGAAACAGTATTTTGATCCGAATTGCCGCCGTGAACGCATTATGTTTACGATTCCAAACAACGAGGCATTCATGACTACGATTGGAAAGCTGAATTTTTTTCGATGGGCACTGGAGTCCAACATTTTAGAGTACATGGAAGCCCATGAGGAAGAGATCCGCAAGGGGTACAATGAGTATTTGAAGGAAACGGTGCAAACTCAGAAGCGAAACAAGAGTGAAACGCTGTCGTCCACCACATCGGATGAGGCGGAGCCTATAACAAAGATCGCAGTGAATCCTGCGAGAACCACACGTCGTCGTACCAAACAATCGCCGTCATCACTTAATAAGCTACAGGTGTATACCACGCCGATTGAGCTCGATTTCTCTTAGGCCGCTGAACATTAAAATGATTCAGCGGCCTAAGCATTTAAATCAAATACACAAAGAATCCAATAAATGGCTGGTCGATGGAGAAAGATTGAATGGAATGGGTTTGGGTCCAACCCAACAGGACTTCATACGAAGAAGGACTTTTTAGAAAGAGCACATCATCATTATTATGATCGGATCTATTATCGTTGTCGAGGGGATCGAGAAATACCTCATGGAAAGATTAAAAAAGATGATCTGGAGGCATGGATGGCTGCGTTAGGAGCACATTGGGTATGATCTTATTTTTTAGATTCGTTCGGTTTATTGATATAAAACAGACGAATGTCGTCCATTTTCGGCCGTAATTCTTCTGCCGCCTTTGCTTGTTGAACGGCTACAGTAGGATCAAGCCATCGATTATCAAATTGGCGTTGAAGCAATCGGTCGGATTCTTTTTGAAATCCCGTGTTTTTATCTTCATATACACTGGCTTTCAATTCACGTGTCATGTTTCTTGCATCCGAAGTGGTATCATACTTGTCAAAGAATGAATTTTCTACCCCTCGTTCACCTGACGCGTCGTACCGTGGCTGAGCTCGATAACTATGTTCGGTAAAACGGCTGCTATTGGGCAACATGTCATAGAAGGGGGCCTGCTGATTGACATCCGGACGGTTCGTGGTTCCATACTTACCATTTGTCTGCCAATGTTCGAATTGGCGTACATTAATTGCGTCAATCGTATTGGTTTCACGCCGTGTTCGTCCAATGAAATGAGGAAGGGGGAAGGCAGCAATCGCCGATGAAGTACGTGAATCAGGATAAGCTGGCTGAGTCATTTAAAGTACCTACTTACTAGTCATGTAAAGATGTTTATTCTTCCCTTTATTCACAAGAAAACAACCATACGAGGAACACCCGTCTCGATTTTTCATTTATTATTGATGGGGTCTTCCTTGTGGGAAGAGGAGGATCATCTCGATTTAATATATGATATTATGGAACCGAATGGTCTAGTATTAACAGGTTCCCCTATTTACCAGAATGGTGTCTATTATTGTCCAATGGACCCGAATACCAAGTTGAATGATTATTATCGATGGGATGAAATTCCGCTAAACAGCACGGATACATTTTGTTGGAAAACGATTTATATCATGGGAGAGGAATCAAAGTGGTTGCCGGTTCCTAATGAGGAGACCCTCGGACCTCTCATGGTTCGTGATGTCATTCCGATTCTTGCGTCCATCTAAACCCTCGCCGCGATAGATAAAGTAGATATGGATGGTGGTAAAGCAGATCGGCATCTTACGCTTAAAAAAAGTGCGGACACGGATCCACCGCAATCGTTGAGTTCGTTATTGGAAGATAGTGCACGGGAGGCTTATGCACGCCCGTGGCATCGAATTGAGCGTGGTCTACGTTTGAATCGCCTACGTTTGTTCATTGAAGACGTTGCCAAGCAGTATGACATGACAAAGGAAGAGAAAGAGGGATTTTTCGTGTTTCTTCAGAAATCTCTAGATAAGAAATTGTTGAATACGATTAAAGTGGTTCAGTATGATCCTGAAACACAGCGTATTCAGACCATCAAGGGGCTAGAGATGAAACGTAGTGTAGAGGGTATATTGAAATGGGGATTTAGTGTAAAGAAGGTAAAACCAGATGGAACACGAAAGAAGAAGAAGGATGATGCACCGTCGGTTTCCACAATCGAAACCGCAAAAATTGAGGAATGAAATGAGGTATGAAATAGATACGAATGAAATTCAAAGAGAAACTACGTGATGTCATAACACTCTGGATGAATTGGTTGCCTGATCCAGAAGATGAAGTACAATTGGAACAATGGATGATTGCGGCGGAAACGATTGCGGATTCGGTTGACTGGTCGGATCAAGAAGATCGATACATTGATCTTATACTGGATAAGTATGAAGATCAATGGAAAAAGGCGATTATGTATCATAGAAATCAAGGTTCATCGAATCGACCCACGAGAGAAACACTTGACGCGTTGCTAAACCAGAAACAGACGGAACAGCGAACGCAAGAGTGGTATGATCAAATGGCGACGATTCTATCCGCGAGTGAACTGGGAAATCTGTTTGCATCGGCGAGACAGCGTGCCATCATGGTGGTATCCAAAACCAAACCCCCACCCGCTCGATACCAGAATCTTGCTGTTTCTTCAAACCGTATGAATCCATTTGATTGGGGAATTCGATTTGAACCGGTCGTGAAACAGATTTATGAGCATAAATATGGGGCGATCGTGAAAGAGTTGGGGCGTCTGCGTCATCCCACCGATCCTCGTTGCATGGCCTCGCCCGATGGTCTTGTCTATGAGTCAGTCTATCCACAGCGTGTCGGGCGTCTGGTAGAGATCAAATGCCCCGTGACGAGAGAAATCGACGGAACGGTTCCCAAAGATTATTATGCACAGATGCAAATGCAATTACAGGTATCTGGACTATACGAATGTGATTATATCGAGGCAGTATTCTCGTCTCCCTACAATCAAATGCAACTCAAACAAGGCCCATGTTTGTACGATGGGGTCATTGCATTGGTTCAGAAAGTCGATCACGAATTCTACTATATTTATGGGCCCCTGCATGCATTGGATTGGAATCCACCCATAAAAGAGGAAGAAGAGGTCGTGGAGCTCATTCCGTGGAGACTGTATCAATGGGATGAGCAGGTTGTTATGCGAAATGACGAATGGTGGAAAGGACTTCAGCCGATGATTGATGCATTCTGGGAGGATGTAGAAAAGGCAAAGCGGAATGAGTTTGTGGTTCCTGATTCGACACGGGCTCCTCGTGCAAAAAAGCAAGATTCGTGTATGATTCAATTTCATAAGCTGGATGAAGATGGAAATCACTTCTCCTGATAGAAATTAAGGGTTAGATCCTGGTTCCATCCTGTGCAACTATCTGGGTAGTTCCGTTTATAATTGTTGGTCATTTGACGGAAGTTGCCTGTTTTTTCCATGGTTCTTTCAAAATCGGTCTTATAACAGGATTGGCTGGAAATTGATTTCTTATCACGCGAAGGTGCCATGATATCGTTTAAAAGGTTGTAAGGTTGACGGTTATCGATATTCGCTGGGCTGGGTCCATTGGGAGGATAGGAAAGAACAGCAGTGTCGGGCTCCTTTACATCCGCTAATGGAGAAGGCTGGCTTTCAAATCCCTCCTGTTTCTTATAAAATGAATACGCCATGATGATAAGGGCCAAACATAAGCCGACGATCTTTAGATTAGAAAGGCTAACTAGTTTCATGACTCTACTACTTGCGTTTTTGTTAAAAATTTGATCCGATTCGGGTTAATCAAAATGGCATACCGCGGATCAAATCATCATTCCGGAAACATGTCCATGATTAGTATGAACGTTGTCAAGCGCAATGGCGGATTGGAGCCTGTCTCATTTGACAAGGTTCTCACCCGTATTCAGACGGCGGCGCAGGGCCTGGAAGTGAATCCGACACTGATTGCTCAGCGTACGCTTCTTCGCATTTACGATGGGGTGAAGACCTCGGAACTGGATGAACTCGCTGCTCAGCTCTCGATTTCGCTCATGACTACGAATCTCGATTATGGAACCCTGGCAGCCCGGATTGCCATTTCCAATCATCATAAAAATACATCGGACAAGTTCACAGACGTGGTGTTTGAACTCTCCAAGCAACCCGTAGAAAAAACCGGCGAAATTGTGAGCAATGTCTCACAGGAACTCGTAGAACTCTGTCAGAAATACGGCGATCACATCAATGCGAAAATCGACTATGAACGCGATTATTTATTTGACTATTTCGGATTCAAGACCCTGGAAAAATTACAATACTTGCTTCGCAATACAAAGGGTAAGACGTTGGAACGCCCTCAACACCTGATCATGCGTGTTTCCCTGGCTCTTTGGGGGGCCAAGGATTTGGATCAGGCGTTTGAGACCTATGACATGCTGAGTCAGAAGCTGTTCATTCACGCGACGCCGACCAACTTTAATGCAGGAACACCGCGTCAACAGCTCAGCTCGTGTTTCCTGATCGCCATGAAGTCGGATTCCATTGTGGGAATCTATGATACGCTGAAGGATTGCGCCATGATCAGCAAGCATGCGGGTGGAATCGGGTTGCACATTCATAACATTCGTGCAAAGGGATCGT